CCGGTTTATGCACACCCCAACTAATGCAACAGTTTTATACTGTTCAACTATTAAGGTGATGAGACAAGTGTCACTTTTTATTGAATGAAAGGTTTAATAAAATGATGATAACTGTTGGAGCATAGGTTAGCTCGAGGACATTGAGCGATAACTTGGTAGGTGGATAAATGAAACCTCGACGGGCGAAAGGCAAATGGCGTCCATAAATCCATTTCCCGGCAATATCGATTTTTGTCGTAATAGATTGTACTCCTTTATAAGTGGGCGAGGACTCACCTAAAAACCATGAATGCAGCTGACTTACTCAGTGAAAAGTTTACTTCGGATAAGAAATCTGGTCCTTAGATAGACTCAAAATTACAGAAATAACCAAATTGGAAGAAAAACAATAAAGGCAAATGGTAAAAGAATGATAAAAATAAGAAACCATTTGTTCAAAACCCTTAAGGAAAGAGCATTCTTAAGGAGACCTCTTAACAGAAAGAGGGCAATAGTAACGACAATAAATAGTTGTAGACTTAAGTCATTACTAAAGATGCTGTTAACGAAGATCAGCAAAAATCTGTTAGTAAAACAGATTATAAATCCCGAAAATATCAATTCGGGCCTGGTTAGACGTGGAAACCATATCATAAAAAAGAAGATTTTGTACCTATTTACGTCTTTAGTGGTGATTCAAAAGTGAAGTTGATATCTGTTCCTTCATTTAATACTAATAAAAACAAATCACTAACCGGGTTATGTAGCTTGACAGCTGCTCTATGTAAATTCTACCCTCGGGAAGATATTAGTAAGTTCACAAGAGATGAGGTTATCAGACTTTTTAGTACTATATTTTTAGAAAAAGTTGATGACATCAAGAACTTCCCTCCTACTGAGTAGAATTGGACATTCTATAGAGATAGAATGAGCAGCAAGGGTATTAAAGTTATAATGGTTAATCATGGAGGAGAATTTGATGAAAATTTTGATATTCTCCTAGGAGTAAACGATTCATTAAACCATTGCTTTATTAGCCCCGATTTCAAGCCTGAGGCTGTACAGTTACAGCCCGTTTAGAAACCCTAAGAATCCGCCACTTAGGTAGTTGCTACAGATTAGTAACTTGTATAGGAATAACCTAAAATTTAAGTGAAATAGGAAGAAACACCTACAAGAACAATTCAGTAAGTAGTTGAAGAATTGAAGGAGGATGTGGTTCTGCCTAGGACAATTAATTTAAATTGGGTTCCCGCATAGATACCTGAGTAGGATAATCACTCAGGTCGATATGTCCCCCGTACACGCGGCCTACCTGGGGTTCGATTAAGTTTGAACCTAACTTAATGTCAAGCTGACAGTAATGTTTTTAGTTCAGTCGACTTTGACGTGAATATAATATAAGAAAATCCTTTTTAGACCGGCTATACCGCAGCCATGGGGTTTTTGAATTATTATAGGACCGTCAAAGCCTACGATCAACGTTTATATGTATGTGTACATACAACTAAAAACATATCATCACGTAAAGCTCTATTTTACAATTAGGGGCGTGTTGAGATTGCAGCAGACGGGAGGGCAAAAATCACCTTTGACCCCTCTCTCCATAAGGCACCAGTATTTATGACTCATACATACGGCCCTATGGATTATGTCGATGAAAATACGCTGTTCATCGTTCAGGTAGGATATAACATCGCCATTGCCGTTAATAAATAGAACAACGTGCAAGTTGAGAAGTAGTATGATGATGTTATCTATGGCCCAGAAGTAAATGGGAAGCGTGTGGTGGCAAGGAGATTTTATGTAGAACATGCCACCGAGACAGCAATGACTGTAAATATTAAATCGCAAAACCAGTTGAATTAAGTCATTCTTAGAAAAAGAATGGATGCGAATATTTACATAGTGCGTCACGGAAAGTATGACGTCAGTCTTTGCGATCCATACGGAGAGTGTAGCTTGTTATTTAGAGAAGCTGTAGAATTGATAAAAGTCACCTAGGTTGATATGGAATAAGCTGTTTCAGGCTATTAATCGTAATATGTACGTTAATTGGCTCTAACAGGTTGTATCAGTAAGATCAAGAGTGTATTTAATTAATCTATGGCTTGCTTCTATACAAGTTAAGATATAGAGAGGAGTTAAGGTATGGTGAAACCTTAGCTCGAGGAGACTGCTAGAGTAATTCGTGGTCAGACAACTATATCTAAACTCTCCCTTTGTTATCAGGCTCTAAAAGATAAACTGCAAAGGTGCAGGTCTTAGAGATATCAACCAGTGGCTGTTTCTGCTTTCGAGGGTTGTATCGGTAAATTGAACATTGATTAGGAGGTTAATAGTATTAGCGTGCATTAGACTGACTTGAAATACTATGATTTTTAATCAATGAACATAAACACTATCCAGGATCTAAAATTTAAAGATATGGGTGGTAGACCGATATAATTTAAGGACGCTTAGGAACTATATGATTATTACAATTAATATTGTAGCTGCCACAAAAATACTTAGAAGCGTATTTTGACTGATGTTCCTGATAACTTTGATTTGCTGCAATTCTACATGTATGGTAATTGTCCACTCAATGCCATAGCAGCAATCATAGGGCGACACGGCAAGACCAAATTGTTGCCCAATCCGCAAGTCATTAAATAGTTTAGTAAATTCATAGCTAGTGATGCGGAATTAAAAGGTTTTATAGACGAAGGTCAAAAACCTCTTTTTAATGTCTCCATGGAAGATTACTTAGCCCATGTATCTGAGACAGACCCTGCAAAATCAGCCAAGTATAGGTAAGCATACTTGAAATTTTGTCAGGATGGCATCTGTGATTTTTAGATGCAATGTTTCCCTAAGGTGGGAGAGTGGAACGTAGCCAGTGTCGATTAAGCGATATTCGATCTTAGCACTAGAGCACGGAATATTTGTAATATTTCTGATACTATTAAAGTATTGGGGGGGTGGTTCAATTTTATTTTGTTGAAGATAATGAAGAAGACAATGAAATTTTACCTTGGCTCCCATTCACTTGAAGAGAAATCATAAGAGATAGATAAGGAATTTCGGTAGTTCGAAGAAGGTGTGTTCGTCATGAGTGATGGAAGTAATCATGATAGTAACTAAAACTGTGATGTTCTAAAGACGGTGGATTTATATATTGTTAAGCGATTGTTTAAGTCACTTATTCGATATTTAGATATTCCGTATGCCTTTAGGAATACTGTTTACCTTGTGCTCACGAAGATCGATATGAGCTTTTATTCAGTATACACCCATGAGAGAAGACGAATAAAGTTCATGACTGGGGTTATACACGGCACCGTTTATTCCGGGCACCCTACTAGAACAACTTGGGGTAACTCGATGAGAGTGTATCTGTACACCAAATTTTGTATGTACTTAGCAGGTATTACTAAGTATAAGATATGGGTTTGTGGTGACGATATGCTCGCAATAATCGGCAAGAATGATAGAGAATGATTCGTGAAAGCGTACTGGGCGCTGTACTCCCCAGTTGCCGATGGTGTCCATGGGTTGGGCTAATGTAGCAAAGGGCTAGACATCAATGAGGAAGGGATATTTTCATTCCTCTCATTATTAGGAAAATACGATACAGTGGAAGGAATAAAACTTTATCGTAATTTGCCCAGAATTGTTGTCTAATAATTAGTTACCGACTCAAGATGCACAGATGAGAAATAACTAGCGACATCTATGTCGAATGGAGTTTACTTGTCTGGACCTGGGCTTAGCATGATACAGAGCATGCTTTAGCGGATGAAACCAGTTTCAAAATCTTTGTCTATTAGGGATATGTTGAACACTCCTGGGTAGACACAAACTGGTTTAAGTTATAAAGCTCTGAATTTCAGTGATACACGATGTGACAGGGATGATTTGATTTATTCTGAGCTTGTGCACAAAATCGGTGATATCGCTGGATGCGACCCTAGAACATATGACAGGGTCGTCACCGGTATCGACAACAACGATTATGGGTTTGTTGGTGATTTCTCTAATAAATTTAGGACTATGGGAAGGGCAGGAGGGAATCATAAAAGTCTGACTAGCTTTTATGGCCGTCTTGCAAACCAAGACGGTGGGGCATGACCCCGTTGTGTAGTCGCTAAGAATACTCGTAGAAATCACGTTGAGACTTTTTAACTTTGTCTCGACCTTTAGAGGTTGCGGAAACTCTCTCTTTACCGGTGGTAGCAGCTAAGGCAAGTGCTGATGAATTTTGCCAAATCATGACCGCCCATTTGAATTGTTCAATGGGAAGTACTGCATACTTTGGTTCTACTAAGAATCCAAAGATGTAAGCCCTTGTTCCGTACAAGAACAAGAAAAATTAGAACTAAGTCCAGACACAATAACAGTAGAAGAAGAACAAATACAAATAATAAACTACTGTTGTCCATTCCAAGTAAGTTTAACTAACAAAGAAATCCTAGATTCTGAGGATTAACGATGTTAGAGACAAAGAGGCTTACTTTAAATCCGTACTCAATCCATTCAGTACAGATGCTGTCCGTGCTCCAAACGACTTTTATCAACCTACTTCGTTATTAGATTACAAGTATGTGGTTGATGTAACGTTTGGGAACGCCAACGGAGCTCTGAATGTTAATCCTATGTATACTACCGCATAGTATGTCACCAATTCACCCTGCTTTCTTTGTTATTAGGGGGGAGTAGTTGGAGGGACATTAGGCGGTGCTGGGGTTACTACACTGAATGGGCCTTTGACCGGATATTGGAATTCTGACCCTACTAATCCTACAGCGCGGTGGACATCAGCCCGTGTAGTACGTTGTGGTATAAAGATTATACCAACTTCTAACATATAAACCAAATAAGGCACATTAACTATCGGTTCGATACCTGGTAAAACTAACCCTTTTGGAGTGGGAACGATAAATTGTCCAAGTTCATAACAACTTAGATAATATCCGACTTCCTACGAAATAGGGTTAGCTTCACTCGGTCCTGAAGGCACAAATTATGTTTGGTTGCCCCTAGATCCGATGGACTTGATATTCATTTAAGGCAATGGAGTCGGAGGTAACTCCGGTGATAACGATTATATTACTTCAGCAATGCGATCACCTATATGGGCATTGTTTACTGGTATATCTACTCTGGATACTTACCGGATTGAAGTAGTAGTAACATACGAATTCATACCTTCGATGACTTTTGAGCCATGGAGCCCAGTCGAACCTTCAAGATTGGACTCCACTGCTGTGCGTGAAATGGCACATATGTTAGGAGGACAGCTAACTTAAGCTGTCAGCGGTGTTTTAGGGGGGGAGATGGTTGGTACTTTGCAATCATTAGGGTAGTTGGTTGGTAAATATTCTCCATATATGGGTAATATGATTAAGTCTTTCATTTGATTATAACGTCAGTGAGGTCTTATCAATTTTATTTATATATATATATTTATTATACCAGTGCACTAGGACTCTGACGGAGAGTTTCTCTATATTATCCGTTGTTTGGCGGCACCTCATGCCTGATAGAGAGGTACTGTATATGGTAAACACAACAAGGAGGTTAACGCCTCTCACATATACTGACGCTGTATACATATGCGTTACAAAATAATTCTAACTTCGGTTAGAGTTTTCTGCAAAGCGGGTAACCGTGGTCGAGGGAACGTCAGATAGTGACACAGGTTATTCACAAACCTGGGTGTGCTATCACTACCGATGGAGGTTTCTCCGGGAGGGTACTGATTGGAAGTGATCAGAAAGGACTTGAAGTAGACTGCAGTTTTTGAGTTACCAATCCAAGTGGTAATTTATTTGACGAGAGAGTATGTATCTCGTGTGGCGGCGAAAGCAGCTGATAGCCGAGCCTAGTAGACATTGTGAAGTGTTTTTCGAAAGCTTGCTCCTTAGTGCATAGATAAGGAGGAATTTTGGCAGCTGTGGCTGGGGC